GTCCAAGCTGCGGGGACGGCGAAAGATTCAGTGCCTCTCCGAGTAATGCAGCGTTTACAATACTAGGGCTTGTACACTCCTGCAATGCCGGTGTGCTCTGCACTGCACTTACAATACTGGAAATGAACCTTGTCCCATTCTTTCCACCAACGACCTGATTGATCTGCTTCTTTACTGCATCGTTCTGCAGGTAAACTGATAACTTCATTGACTGGTCCTGTCTTGCCAGACTGTTATTTACTGCCATATCTTATTCCACCTTTCCGAATCGAATCTGATTCTTTAACATATATTCACGGAGCGCCATGATCTGCTCCCTGGTTCCCCATACACGGAAGTCAAGCTGGAATACCGGTTCTTCCTCTTCCGGAATTGAAACTGCTTCCTCTTCCGGAGCTTCCGGTACAGATTCGGATGCTGTTTCTTTCTCTTCTGCCAGTTCTTCCTTCTGTTCAGCTGCAGTCTGCTGCTTCGCTGCTTCTTCCGCTTCCCTTGCTTTCCGCTCTGCCTCCATGCGTTCTGCTTCCAGCTTTCTCTTCTGGATATCGGCAAGCCTCTGTCCTTCCTGGATTGCCTGGTTCATATCCAGTGTCTTCCGGTAAACTTCCATTGCTTCAAACTTAAACTCCGGAAGCTTGCTGATCGTTACCACATCCGTACCAATCTGGTACATCCGGCTCTTCATCTGCTCTTCAATCTTTGGCAGCGTAACCGTTGCATTCAGCCACTTTTCATCCCAAATCATATCGAGCTTCACAAAGCTCTGGAACCCGATGGATGCAAACAGCTCCTCAATCTCTTCCCGTTTTGCACTCTTGCGGCGTTCATCGATCTCTCTAATCTGGGAGTCAATCAGTCCGATCGGTTCATCGATCAGAGCTGTGATCTCCTTGACCTGCTGCTCAAACTTGGTGTACGGCTCCATGCAGATCTTCTTGACACGCTTCCGTTCGTCCTCGAAAGCTTTTTTCAGCTTGTTCAGATCTGCCCGATCCGCTTTCATGTCCTTGAGCGAATCCTCTGTGTAGGCGATCGTCTTATAGTCCTTTACCTTCTCAGCAATCGCAGCCTTTAATTCCTCGTTGTTCCACAGGATCTGCTCTGTCAGCCAGCTTTCCTGCGGATTTGTAATCCGTAATTCCATACGCTCCTCCTTCTTTTTTAGATCTCCGGAAGTATCAGCGGCGGTTTGCGCCCGCTTTCCACATACTTCCAAAATTTCATTTCTTCATCCTGCAGATAATCCAGATCAGCCTGGACTTCTGCTCTTTCAATAAAATAATGCTTCACCTGTGTCCGGACGTCTGTTCCCCAGTTGCTCCGCAAATGCGCCCGGAGGACAACAAACTCATATCCGGTAACAAGCAGATAATGCAGCACCTGAATGTAATAGTTATCCGGGATCCGGTCCTTCCATTTCTCATATTGCATAGACTGCAGAATGTTGGTGGTCTTAATCTCCAGAATCCCTTTCCGACCGTCCTGATCAACCAGCTCCCCATCCAGAGATGCCTGCATGAACGGATACTCCAGACTCTGCAAGATCCGGAATTCATGGTGTGTGACCTGATACTGTGGATAATCTAGGCGGAACAGCTCCCTGATGAACTGCTCCGCCTCTTTCCCATAGATCACATAAGGCTTTTCTGAAATGTCTGGTGCAATCCTTCTGCCGGTCTTTTCTTCAAACAGCTCAATGTTTGTTTTGTATGGGTTCTTTCCAACCACAGCACTTGCATCACTTCCGCCGATTCCGTTTAACCGCCCCTTCAGCCAGGCTTTTTCATCTTCAAAATCATAGATTTTATAAGGTTCCATCTTTTCCTCACGCTTTTCATATGATGATATATGTATGTTCTGTTCCGTCTATATGCTGTTCTGCCACTTCTACCGCTTCCTCGTAATAACCGAACAAGCCGTAGATCCACCCATCAGAGCACCGAATAATCAATGGTTTCTTTTCCATCATCACGCCCCCTTTAGGTACACATCTTCCTCTAAAGTGGCAGATTTTCAGAAGCATCATCACTTTACCCATTGCCACCATTGCTTCCTGTGTGACTTCTTCATCTGTTGCAAAGCCAAGCCTTACTGCCTGTTCAACGAGTTTTTTTGTTTCAGCTTCGCTATAGTCTCTTTTCTCCACCATGGCTGTTCTAATGCTTCGGATAATACATGATAGATCCGTCATTATATCCGGAACTCCATCCACTGCCTTAATTTCACACATTCCATTTTCAACTTTGATCATTGACTTTCTCCTCCGATTTTCCTATAATTTAGTTGAGTTTTTTGTTATGTGCGCCACTGGAAGCTGCAACTTCCGGGCGCATTTTTATTGTCTTTACGCCTATCCTATCCAAATGATTTGCCAGATCCGACAAGTATGCAATTGCATTATTCTTGTAATACTCGGATGTACCATCAACCCGATCCAGTGATTGAAGTTTATTGATCATCTTATCAAGCTCTGACGTTCTCATGCTCTTACGCTGCTTCTCTTCTGGCACGTTCCTTCGCCTCCCTTATTTTCCTTTTCCGGTACTGCCATTCCCGTATCCGGAAATATTCCAGTGCAAATGCTCCAGTAGTAAGTGTTGTGATTCCAAGTGCTGCATATAAATAAAACAGCTCCTGGCTTTTCACCGAACACGCACCAACCATCATCAAGATTCCGGTAATGCTTGCCGTTACGCTGAGTGTCTTTGCAATCTTGTAAAACATCTCTTATCCCTCCTTTGCTTGTCCAACTGGTACCGCTTACGCGGTTTTCTCAATGGTATATGTAATTTTCACTTTTTCCTGTTCTTCCAATAAAGAAATCATCACCTGTATGATTTTTTCGATATCGGGTTTCATGCTTATCACCTACTTTCTATTGAAGTTTATGCGGTGCTGGTTGTACTTGTTGATTTGTCCTACTGTTGTCTGGTATAATTTCCATATCAAATTATGAAAGGATAACCATCATGAATACGGATTTTGATAAGGTCTACCTCACACATAAAGAGCACTTTTTACTCTTTAAAATGCGATTCAATCAAAACACTCCTCAGGAATCTTTAGGTGAAAGTTTTAAAACATTTCGAGAATACGATCTGATTCGTTTAAACTTTCAAGAAGCTGAAAATGGGTATTCGCCCAAAAAATATGATGGAACTGTACACTTATCAGATACCTATTACAGATACTGTATTCATACCAGGCGGAATCGTTTTTACCGATATCTCACGCCTATTACAGTTGCATTTTTAACAACAGTATTAACAAATTTGTTACAAGAGCTGTGGCTACCGGGGCTATTAAATTGGCTGCGGGGTCTTTTTT